GTCATCGATGATGAAATCAAAGAAAACAAAATCACCAATCTTTGGCTCGGTGTGCCATTTTCTCATTTTCTTGAAAGCATCAGCTCCAGCACGGGTGCTCACCACATTTGGCACATCTATTCCAGCTTGATCTGCACACCAATTGAGAAACGACCCACACCATGGCAGCTTGTCGGCCTTCATGTGCTTGCCATACTTTGTCTCATTGTTGCCTGTTTCAGCTGTGCCGACTTCTGCCAGCGCAATCTGAATCAAACGAGGCAATGTGCCTTGTGGAAAATTACTCATCAGCAATCATTGCCTCGTATGTCGCTTTTGTCATTGAGGTAAAAGATCCATCCTCATGCGCGATAACAGCGTGTTCTACGCCTTGTTCATCTGTGATGTATGTGATGTTTTCCATTTTACAACTCCGCACTAAACGCTATGTAGTTTCCTGTGGCACTTGAATCTAAATAACAACTTCTGAAACCTGTCATACCAGTTGTCGCGACATTGACATTTGCAGTGGTTGATGTGCAGTTAGTCAAGGTAACTGAACTGACTGTAAAGCCGCTTGATGTATCGGATAGGCGAAGGCTTGCATACTCAACCGCAGTCGGTGCAACTCGCATAGTGACAGGAAAGCTAAAGGCTGCATTTGTTCCCGCTGAGTTAGACAAAGCATTGTTTAGGATTGTGCCTGTGCCAGCCTGACCACCGCGCTTGTCATAATAGTATTTACAAGCGGCTAATTCTCCTTGGAGTGTTCCTGTTGCTGTTTGAAATGGCGTTGCAACTGATCCAGCTTCAACCTGCACGCCCCAGATGTCAAATGTTCCTGATTGATTTCCAATGCTTGAAGCACGAGCTGCAAAATCTGAACCTGCATCAATCCATAAAACAAGATTAAGGCTTGAACCTGTGCCAATTGTTTTACCGCTAATTGAAGGAACAGAAGCCGTTACTGTGTAGCGTGTCCAAGATGTTGAAATAGTTACCGCAGTTGCACCAATACCAGTTACCGCAGATGAACCACCTGAACCAAACACCTGTGCAAGCTCTACACCAATTTTAGGCGTACCACTTGCAGCTTTAGCCCAAAAAGAAACTGTTGCAGTTTGACCTGCAAAAGTACGAACATCCTCAGCAGCTTGCTGAACCAATGCACGGCTTCCAGCAGTACCGCCCGAAACAATTACATTGCGATAAAAATACTGGCCTTCGTATCCAGCAACAGGAGCGGTTCCCGGACTAAAGCTTTCTTGGCTTTGTGTGACTGTTGTTGTTGTTACAACGCTTTGAAATCTATCTGCTAAGTATCCAGCGCCTACTAACGATGTACCGCGTTGCCAAATGCGAAAATCACCATTGATGATTTTATTTTTGCCAGCATAAAAATTGTTTGTAAATGCTGGATCATAAGCTTGTTTCACAGCGTTAGCTGTTGCCGCCAAAGTGGTCGATGTACTGGAGGTTGAATCTGAAAGCTGCACAGCTCCCAGATTTGATGTTGTACCGCTGAGAATTCCAAGTGTCACAGCACCGGATGTTCCTCCACCAGTAAGTGGTGATGATGCTGTGATGCCTGTGATGTCACCTTGATCATTTGTGATCCACACAAAATCCATGTCTGTGTTTGAATTCTTTGCAAGAATTTGACCCGATGTGCCGCCTTTGAGATCAGCCATCGATGTGTCCACCGCTTGCCCAAATACCTCAAAATCAGCTGGCAAATCCGTGACCAGATCGGTCGGTGTCGGCATTTGCCATCCAAAATTCGATGTTGGATTTGCCATTTTTTCTCCTTACGCTACGACTAAGGCGGTTGCCCAATCTAGGCTGCCGCTGATTGTGTTCCATAGTTCTGCCGGTGCGACATCTTGCCATTGCATGGCTTGCAATGAAAATGCCAATGGGGAAAGAATAGCCGTGACCGATACGCTGTTGTAAGCGGCACGCCATGTCCAACCTTCGACAAAACCTAGGTATGTGCCTGATGCCATGTTCAAAGGCAAATCGGCAATTCGTAACGGCAAGCCCATGAAAATGTTGATTAAGGCATCCCGGTCAAAATCATCAATTTCTGAGTTTGTCAGCTCAAAAGTGATCTGCCGAAAATTAGCTTGTGGGTATGATCGCAAAGCCAAATAAAATGCAGCTTGATCCTCGGCATCTGTTTGATTTTCAATAGTTGTTGTGATGATTTGTGCCAATGGGCCAAATGCCAAAATGGATTCGGCATCACTATCTGTAACCTCTAAGGTTGAATTTTCTTTGTATTTTATTGTTATTTGATTTCGGATGTCACCGGATCGGGTTTGGATTGATAGTGAATTGGAAAGTGCTTGAGCAGCTGAGAGATCCGTATAGCCGTTTGTGGCAAGATAAATTGACCGGTGCAAGGCATCTGCATAGGAAATTTGGCCTTGAGCGTTTTCGTAGATGTAGCCCAATCCTGATGTGGCCAATGCTGAAACCAATGAATAAACATCAATGGTCGATGCATTTCGCTTTGCCAGCTCGTATTCACCTGGGCGATCAATTTCGCCCAATCCTAGATTTTCCGCATTGGCCCATGTAGTGGTCGGTGTGTAGGTATTCCATTGCAATGCAGCTGGTACTTCATTCCATGTATTCAACAATAGATCAGACAAAATGCTGTAAATCTGATCGCCATCAAAATCCTTGACCAATACTCCATCGGTAAGTGATTTTGGCAATCTGGCCAAAGCACCCAAACCCAAAATGGAAACCGATTGATTGATCCCAACAACGCCCGATGCTGCAATCCCGATGTCAAATTCCACAACTGTGCCTCCAAAAATTGGCACAAAAGTATTTGTCGAATCTTGCAATTCAACAGTCACAGCATCATTGATTTCAATGTCGATGTTTGATTGATCCAGATTAATCAGCTCAAGATTGACATACCCGGCATTGGCTTGCTCATAAATGTTTGTCCGGCCTGATGTGATTGTCAGATTGGCCAGCACATAATTGGTGTACTCAATGCCTCCAACTCTGACACGCCAAACAGGATTGAAAAGGCTCATCAGATCGCCACAAGGCTTCCAGCACCATTTGTGCCGCGATAATAAGAATTGTTGAGTGTGTCCACAATTGTTCGTGCCGTACCTTCGGGATCGATGGCACCCGAAACATTGATTGTGATTCGTTCAGCTGTTGAAAGGCCACCCGCTGCCGCTGATCGTGCTGCCGCTGCCGCTGCTCTGGCTTCTCTCAATCTTGCCGTTTCAGCTGCCAATTCGTTTTTGCGTAAAATTGCAGCTTGCATACCCGGTGAATACGCCTCTAATGGTGCGCCTGTAAATGTTCGTGGATCACCATTTGGATCATAAAATAAATCTGGGCCGGTACCAAAGCCGCCACCGCCACCGCCACCGCCGCCCATGTCAAAACTAGTGCTTGCCTTCAAGCCTTTTGAGCCATCATCCCCACCAAAGAAAAAGCGCGTGACCGGGTTATCCTTGATGAAATTCACAAACTCTTTGATTTTGGTGATTGTGTTGGAAATAAAACCCACCAGCTTTGAAAAGCCTGTAACAAGGCCGCCAACAATTGTGCCGATTGTTTCAAGAGCTGTTTTGAAAGCACCTCCCAAAAGTGGTGCAAGATACTTTTTGATAAAATCCCAAACCTTTTCGAGCGCATCATAAAAAGGTTGCAATTCCGCTGAATTGTCTGTGATTGCTTTTTTGATCTTATCAAATGCAGATTTCAAGCCTTCAAGAATTGGCCCGACAACCGATCCAATTGCTGGAATTACCTCGTTGTATAAGAATTTCCACCATGAAACCAAAATCGGCAATAGATCATCGCGCACGACTTTTACAATCTGGCCAAATGCTGGCCCCAAAGTTTTGCCCAAATTGTTTGCAAAATCTGTCAGTGCTGGAATTCCTTTATTTACAATGTTGGTAACCAATGGTGTGATCGCATCTAATACATACGATCCGACAGTTTCTTTGGCTTCATCAAATGCCACATTGAGGCGTGCCATTTTTCCGGCAAATGTCTCAGCTTGCTGTGATGCTTGACCTTCAAAAGTCTTTGACAAAGCGGCAGCAGCAGCATCAAAATTCTTTGATTTAATGATTGAATCATCGATGCCCACACCGAGTTTTTTCAAAGCTCCTAAATTGCCATCATAAGCCTTACCCAATGCCTCTGAGACAGCTTGCAAATCTTTTCCGGTACCAGCTGAAATGTCCAACGCCAAAGTTTGTAATTTTTGTGCTTCGGTTTGGTCTTTTGTACTTCTGATCAAGCGATCAAGTGATGGCCTTAATTTGTCATCGGTAATGCCGTTTGCCAAAGCTGTTTTGGTTATGTAATCCTCGACAGCTTTGATTTGGTTATTTGTGGCACCGGTGACATTTTTGAGAGTCGTTGCTAATTTGGCTTGAGCTGCTTCATCCTCAATTGCAGACTTGACACCATCGACTAGCAATGTGGCTGCATAGGCTCCGGCAGCTGCTCCAGCTACGGCAAAAGCTGCACCGGCTTTCTTAGCAAATCCGCCTAGTTTGCCAGCAAATCCATCAACCTCTTTTGTGCCGGTGCTAAGACTTTTTTTCAGCTGGTCGATGTCACCAAGAATCGAAAGCTTGAGTGTCCTACTTTGACCAGCCATCACCACTCCTTCAAAATCTTAGTAAATGCATTTTCCCATTGATTAATGATGTGTGGTTGTTCGGCTCGCAATGTTGGATAGATAAAGTATCCGGCCGATCCACCGCGAGGCCCACGGCCTGACCAAATTGGGAATTGCTTGAATTTGGTTGATCCGAATTCGTAGCCGCCCCAAAGCTGTTGAGTTGTACCGCCACCGCTGAATTTTTGAGATACAAAACCAAAGCTGATCTCACCAATCTTTGATGACTTACTTACGCGCGATCCTTGTGCAATGCGTATTGCCGCTTTATTTGGCCGGCCTCCAGCTGCAGCTGTGACTTTTGATTGCAAATAAGTAGCCAAGCCATTTGAAACAGCTTTCGCCTCCGAAACAGCTTGTTCATCCATGGCTTTGAAAGCCTTGATGATGCCACGCAAATCAGCCTTGTCATAGGTGATTGTCTCAGTTGCCATCTCTCGTCCTTAGAATCTCGAAAACAGTTAAAATGTCCTCTGCCGTTTGAAACTCTGATCGTGACAATCCTGTGGTGATCGCTAGTTCCCAAATAATCCGGTTTATTGATCCGGATTCGTAACTTTTGGGTTTTCGGTTTCTCCCATGTTGATGTCAGTTACAGTTTCACACCACACTTCAAATGGCTTGACAGGCTTTCCAGCTGCCTCGCGCTTCATTGCGTGATACGCCAAAAACATCAAATCAGCAATGCCCAATTTCTCAGATACTTGCTGGATGGTGTTTCCGGTTTTCTGTTCCCATTTCATCCACTCCGGTGGGAGCGCGGTATAAGTTGCGCTCTCCCCCGTAGCGAATTCAATTGTGATTGCTAGTTTCATGCTCCCGATTTCCTTTCGTTAAGCCAATGTTGGCGTTGTCACACAGGTAAACGCCATTGAGACTGTCTGTGCATCTGGTGCTGTTCCTCCAGCTGATGGAAAGATTGGCTGAACAGTAAAGTTGAATGTTGTGCCCGGCTCTGTCTCAAGGATTACAGCCAAAGGTGTATTTGGTGAGTTTTCAGCTTGATTCCAAAGCATTTCGCAAAGTGATGAAGCAACGCCCCAATCAGCCAACATCTCAACAGCAAATGAGCCTTGAGTGTCGGTTGTGTAGTACGCCTTGCCATCTAGTGTCTGGTATGTGTTGATCGTTGAATCAACAGTAAGGATTGCAGATGTTGCTTGTGCATCAAAAGTATCCCCATCGATGCTGAAGCTCACATTTCTGCCGGTGATGATCGTGGTTGGCATGTTTTCTCCTATTGGTTGTAGTATGTGGATACTTGAAGATCGGCCGTGAGGTACTTACCGGCACCGACCTCCAAAGGTTGAGGTTGATTGACATTTCCGACTTCGTAACCATTTGGCATTGCCGCAATGATCGAAATCATCAATGTTTCCAGATTGTCTAAAGCTGCCGCATTGTTTGAGTAACCAACAACCCCGGTCACAGTTAAATTGACTTTGACTTTGGTTGTGTTCTTTCCAATCAAAACGCTTTCTAAATAAGGTGCATCCGGGATCAAACAGATCGATGGGCTGGTCATTGTTTCTGGTATGCCGTTGTACACATTGGCAGCGATGCCTGAAAGTGCTGTTTTCAATGGTGTGCGGATGGCTGATTCGATGCTCATTGGCACATCGTTTCAACATCGATAAACGGGCCCAAAAGCCCGATGACTCTATTGCTTAAGCTGCGCCCGAGAACGAACGGGCTCGGCTGAAAATTGTCTGACATGATTTGGTTGCCGGGAGCTGTGATGCTCTGAAAAATCTCAACCGATACAACCAAAATTGCGTTTTCAACTGGTGGTGTATTTGCGTACAGCTGTGCGGCTGACCCACCGGATAAGGTAGCCAATGCGCTAGGAATAAACGGCAATGGGTATGTTCGATCAGCCGCCGCTGTTGCCGCTGTAAATGTGTATGGCTCAATCCGATCATCGGTGACTGTATAAGTCGCGTTGTAGGCTCCGGCCCCGGTTACAACAACAGATTGACCCGGCACAAAATAGTTTGGCCGCATTGTGGTGAAATAAATGACGGAATCACTCACATTGGCAAAAGTCACCGATGATTGGTATTGCGTAAGTAAAGGCAAAATCGTTTGCTCGGCCGAATCAATGATTTGATCCAACTGTGCATCGGAATACAAAGAAACCGAGACACCAAGAATTGACCTCAGCTGTGAGGCTGTGACTATTGCTGGCATCTCGGTTCCTTTCGTGTCAGTAGCGTTCGGGAGCGACCGCTACCGATAGTGATTTATGGGAGGTTATTGAATTGTGCACCATTTGGCACCTTGGCGGCCAAAGCCCCGTAGCCATAGTACAAAATGTCGATGGTTCCATCGCTGTTGATGTTGCTGCGTAGCGTAAAGCGTGGAGATTCGTACCATGTGTAAGAATCTGGGTTCACAACAACCATTGAGGAATCACCACTAGCTGTTGTTGTACCAGCGTTACCAAATGAGCGTGAAACATAAAGGTTCAGACCCGGTGAAACTACACCGCGCAATGAATCTCCACGAACATTTCCAGCTGCATTTGAAGGCTGTGCCGCATTGTAAAGAGGCGCGCCATTGTCGTTGTAACCCATGATGTTTCCCCATTGTGTTGGTGAAACGATCAATGAGCGAGCAAAACCAAGTGAGTTGCCATAAACAGTTGCGGCTGCCTGAGATGTGTATCCAAGGAATCCGGTTGCTGAATTTGCTGCCTGTGCTGTCACAGTAGTCACAGCCGCTTGCATTGCTGCAAGTGCATACTCATCAGTCTCTTTTGCATACGCAAATTCAAGATTTTGGAGCAAAGCTGTTAAGTACTCTGGTCGGCTGCGATCAATGAGCTCTACTGTCGAGATCGCACGGCCTTTGAACGGCTGTACGGAAACTGACAAAAATGTTGCTGATAGTGATGATTCTGTGATTGCGTCATTTTCATTGATTGGCAAAACTGTTGGCACAGCTGTTACGCGAGGCAACTCAAATGTCATGCCTTCTGCAACTAAAGTTTCGCGGCTGATGCCATCGATTAGGCCACGATCAGCATTTGCAAGTGCGTTGATCACCTGTGTGCTTTGTGGTGTTGGAATCATGCCGGGTGCTGTTGATGTTGTGTTATCAGCTGCCTTGACATACTGGCGTGAATCCTCATCATGCAAAACGCTTGCGCGTAGGTAGTGCTCAAGGTAAGAAACCTTGTCCACAATTGGTGAGCGTGGTGCTGTG